CCGCGAGACTCGCGGTGGAACGCTTGTTGTGTTTGCCGATCCAATCTGGCCCAAGATTCAGACTCTCTCCCTGACGTTCTCGGGTTTGACGTTGACTGAGGCAGACGCATTACTGGCGTTTGTCGATGCTCATCTCGGGCAAGAGATTGGTCTATTAGATTGGGAGCATCGCTATTGGAAGGGCGTCATAATGACTCCCGAAGACCCGATCGTGCAGGACACACGCGACACCTACTCTGCAAGTTTTGAGTTCGAGGGCGAACTGGACCCAACCTGGACACCATAAGATGTTCTACCTCTCTGCACCTTATCCGATGCTGCAAACGACAACACTTCTTCCCGATCCGCAATTCAGCGATCACCGAGGATTGACGGCGACATTGACACGTAAAACAGCGATGGATGGAACGCGCTATACATACGTCAAGCGGAAGGATAATAGGCGTAGGCTACAATGGTCCTTCCGCCTGATGCGCAACAAGGCATTGGAACTTCGAGCATTCATCTATTCGTACTTTGCCTCGAAGATTAAGATCACGGATCACAACGAGACTGTGTGGGTTGGGTATTTTACGAGTAACCCGTTCGAGTTTGATACGAGTGAACGAGCGGCCCCTGCTTTGACACCAATGCCTCGTGGCGAAATCGTGAATATCGAGTTAGAGTTTGAGGGGATTGAACAATGAGAAGTATTTCCGCGCCGGGTTTAGCCAAACTGGCGACGAAACATGGCGTCGAACCAGTTACGATTGTTGAAATTGACTGGGTTCCCAACAGCACGATCAGATATGCTGATTGCGTTGTTGGCACGATCCCTGGACGCATCATCGAAGTTGGGGAGTTGGATGATACGGTCAACCTGAGTGGTAATGCTGACTCGCAATCGCTTTCGATTACCCTTGACGATACTGACGGCACAATCAAGGCCATTCTCGATAGCAAGGATGTTCACAAGCGGGACGCCCGCGTGTACCAGTATTTTACTGGGCTTGACTTGACTGATAAGTTCTTACTGTTTGCCGGAAAACTCAGTTCGCCGATCGTCTGGAACGAACGCGATCGGACCATCAAGGTCACGATTCTCTCTCAACTTGAGGATCGAGAGGTTGGATTCTCGGCCGAGGAAGGACAATTCCAATATCTGCCAGCCGAGATGGTTAGCAAACCCTGGCCACTCATCTTTGGCACGGTAATCAATAACCCTTGTCTAGCCGTGACCACGGCAATAACGGGTACAACTCTTACGCCGGTTGGAATCCTTGCCGGCGACGAGTTGATGTTGAGCCTCCCTTCGTCTAGCGATGCAGACTATCAGATCAGCAGAATTGGCGCTGGGTATCATCGACAGCATTTGTACAAGGTGGTTGATGCCTGGCGCAATGCGAATGTCGTGACGGCTTCACGTCGGCCTGACCAGGACGAAGCATCCTATCAAGCGGATGTTGTGGCTGCAAATGCTGCTAATGCCGCGAACCGTAAGAAAGCCGATGAGTACCAAAAGCAACTGGACGACCTAACTCAACAATTGGCCGATAGTTTTGCCGATTACGCCGGTAGGGAACTGTGTACGCAATTGCGGCGGAAAAAGAAGATTGCGGATGCCAACGAGAAGGGTCTGGGTGACAATCCAATCACGATTTTGGGTGGCGAGGATTTCCCTCAAAATCAGACCATAACAGTCTCAATCGAAGGGGGACATTTTACCGGGTACTTTAAGGGGACTTCATTTTACGTGTCCAGTCGGTCGAGTGCTGAACTTACCGCGAAGGCAACTGGCGTCTATAACGCGAAACTCAAAGACAAAGATGTATGTAGTCTGAACAATACGGTTCTGAAGAACCATTGGAGTTGGACGACCCCAGTTCCGGCAGGGAAAGGCGACTATACTAGCGGCGGTGATCGGGACATGATTACCGACGATATTTGGGTCGTTACAACTCTCAATGAAGATGCGATCTCAAGTCGAGAGCCGGTGATTCAGCAGTTCTGGATTGAGCCAGGCGCGTCCGCATCTCTCTATACCGGCTCCTCGAAGGTTTACATAGCTTCAATCACGCCAGGTACTGTGTTGGCCGTGCGCGCCTACAAGCAGGTATCCTCGGGCGTGACACGTCTTGTTGACGTGCCGTCGAATCTTTACACGGTAAGAAATGTCTCCTATGGGACCATTACAGCCGTTCAGGTTGAGTTGGTGAAACCATTAAGTCATATTCTTGACGAGGGGTGGCACGACGAACTATACGTGACCTTCCAATCAACCGTCGGCCCGAACATCGCCGACATCCTGGAGTACATCGTCGAGCAATATACGGACTTGGCGTGTGATCCAACGACTTTCGCCTATGTGAAGACGAAACTCAATCCGTTTCCGGCAAACTTTTCAATCAATGATCGAAAGAACGTCGTGCAAACGCTTCGAGAGATAGCGTTCCAAGCACGGTGCGCCATTTGGTTCTCCGAAGGCGTTGTGTATCTCCGATACCTGCCTGAGAAGCCAACGGCAGTGGATACGATCACTGAGAGCGATATTGACGCCGAGAAGGGCGTAGAGGTCGAGTTGACATCGACCGAGGATTTGGTCACAAAAATGGTCATCGGTTGGCATCTGCGATTTGCTACCGACGATCGTGCGTTTTCAGTAACCCTACGACACAACTTGAAGAAGTATGGGACGCACGAGCAGACTTACGACTATTACATCTACAATCAGCCCGACATCATCTACAAGTGCGCCACGTTCTGGTTGATTCGTAAGTCAAATACCTGGAAGAGAATCAAGTTCACAACGCCGCTCAATAAATTGAACCTTGAGACGTTTGATGCCGTGACCCTTGACTTTGACCAGTCCTATGTTGCGACTGGACCCATAACTGCAATCATCGAATCAGCACAATACGATTCAGCTAATAATGCGATCAACTTCATCTGCGTGGTTCCTGTCGTTGCTGGTTCGTTGACAGAGTACCCCTACTTCTGGCCAGCGAACCTTCCACAAACGGTAACGTGGCCACCACAGGCAGACATCAATAGCGGGTGGGCTGGCTCTGGTGGGCTCGGTTCTGGTGCGAGTGGCGCACTCCCGGTTGGCGATACCAGCACGATCGCAAATGGATCGCCAGTATATGTTGGTGGGTTAAATGTGATTTTCGGCCCTAATGCTGACTGGGGTGATCGGACTCCAACAGACGTTGGGTTTGTTGCGCAACCGACAATCACTGCTGGTGATTATGCTGGTAGCACCGTAACGGCCAAGGAACCGCTCGATTTAACGATTGACTATTCAACGCCGATGACGAAGTTCGTTGACCCCTCGGTTCCAGCCGCTGTTACAATCGACCTGAATAAGACTCAGATCATCGACAACTCGGCGTATCCCGCCAAGGTGGGATACCTTCGGTCGATCATTAGCGGTGTAACCAGCGACAATAAATTGGCAATCAGTCGCTATGCCCTGGTGGCAGACGATACACATGCTGATGGTCAGCCACTGTCCGATGTGTTGAAGAATGCTGACGACTATCTGGCAATTCGCACGGATGTTTCGATTTGGGATCAGGATGATGGTGAACACGAGTTTGATTTCAAGTATGACGAGGACGGCGAACTGTTTGGAGCCGGCACCGCATTTTTACAAGACTAAGGAGGCCATAATGGCTAAGAAGTGGATTGCGGGTGCCATCCAGCATCCAGGAGCGCTGACGCGAAAAGCGAAAGCCGCCCACATGAGCGTGAGTGCCTTTGAGGCCCACCCGCCCAAGGGTACTTCCCGAACTACAAAACGTCAGATCAATCTGGCAAAGACCCTGAAAGGGTTTCATCACCCTCACATGGGTCACAAGTAGTCAACGAAAAAGGGCGTCCAGGCAAAACCTGGACGCCCTTTTTCGTCACTACTGTTTGTACGTTGGGATCGGCGCGCGGACCTCGCACTCCTCACAATCCGATGGTAAGGTGTCCAGCAGATGAGCCTTGGATCGCGGCTGGTGGCACAGACCTTTGACCGCGATACATCCATTTGGGTAACTGACTGCTAAGGTTCGCCATCGACAACTTGGCCATATTGGGCGGAAAGTTCTTCCTGTCTTGATATATCCCAGTATGTCAGGCGGATCACCTGTGGGGTATTCGATTGTCCCGTCATTATGCACAACTGGAATGCCACAGGGGCCAGGTTCTGTCGGCAATGTTTGTCTCACCATACTGTAGAATCCTGTTTCAGTTCCGCACGTATGAGCCAGAGTTATTGTATCGGGTAGGTCATCGTGACATTCGCACGTCATTGAATCACCATTTGCCAATTGGACAGTTTTGTGTTGCCATTTTGATTTTGTTTATGAAGGCAAAGCCACCGCCAGTAACGCGGCACCCGCACCTACGACACCGTTGTCTTTCTTCGTCAAATGACTTGCAGGGCATACATAAGTCATTGAATATCCTCTCCACTTCCTCCTTGCATCGTTCTGGTCTACCTGCTGCGGTCCATTCAATTACAGCTTCGGCATACGACATCGCCCGCCGAACGAAGGTGGGCTCAGTAGGGACTGTTGTTGAGAAGTTAGGTTCTCGTGCGTATCCAACTCTCGCCTTGACTCTTGTCTCTGAAGGTGGTGCCGGTCTCGCTGCTACCAAAGATGGTTTGCAGTTCCGACACGTTGACGCCTTAACGCATTGTCGATAATGCGGATTGGCAGGGTCATTACAGACTCGATAGATGACTCGGCCATTTCGGGCACATGAAAAATGGAGGGGGCATTCCGGGAACATTTGTTATGGGCGATCAATCCAGAGGTGGGAGTCCGATAGGTTGTAGGAGTCGATGGTCTCGCCGTGAAACTCGAAGGACGGACAATTGGACGTGATGTCTTGGATGTGATTGTTGCATACGAGGGCCATTTCGTATGGTCGATGGAGATAGCCGTCTTCTCCAACTGACCATGTTGCCGTCTCCAGAGAATATGGTTCCTCATAATCCCAGTTGTTATCCTGAAATCCGCCATTCACCCAACCCATCCACTGGTGCATTGATCCATGACGGATTATTGTTCCAGTTGCCATCAGTTTGGCAGTTCTACCAGTGATACCAGCCGGACCTACCTGTAGATCAAATGGCGACCAGTAGGTGACAGAATCCCAGGTATGGTAATTGGTAGTCCCTGTGATTGGCCAAATCTGCGGATCGTAATCACAATACTGCCACGCATCAACAATCTGCCAATTATCGGCGGGATAAACAACGTCGTTCCTCGTGTCGGAACTTGACGGGAAATCAATTGAGTATGGACCCGTCCAGGTTTCTTCACAGCCACACCAGCCATTTGTGATGTTGGCATTGATTTCGTCTATTACATCCTTTTGCCATTTGTAGGCTAAGGTGTTGAATGTGCTATCATTGCACATATCAAATAGACGACTGCGAACTAGCGAAATGTCATTCGTTGACCATCTATGGTCTGGGCCAACTTCATCAAGTGGCGTGAGTTCAGCGCATCCCTGCGGCCGATCAGCTATCAGATCATTCACCTGCTGAATGATCGCATTCCAGTCGCTTCTTTTCCACGGTATTGCCATGACGTGTTCCTTACAATAGCTCCATTGTCAGCATTGCTCGGTAGCATTTGGCTTCGGCCATTGCATCACAGAGAGCGTCGTGTGGACAAGGATTGCTGATCTTGAAGTGTTTGCAGAGCGAACTAAGCCCGACCTTTGGGAACGGCGCTGGGAGGCCCATGAAGGCTGCCTTGTCGTTCAGCGCCAAGGCATAGAGCATGGCGTCACGAGCATGTCCATGAAACAGCGTCTGAGCAAGATCAACGCCCAGCCAGGCTTGGAGGAACTTGGACTCGAAGGCCCAATTATGGGCAAGAGGCACAAGCGTCTTGCCGAAGGGCAGGTCCAACTTCTCCCACCATTCGACAAGCAGGTCTTGGACCTTGCCGGCTTCCGGGGCATGGAGAGCCAGGTCTTCCATCTTGATGCCGTGGACGTAACCAGCTCTCTCCTGGCGTTCCGGGTAGACTGGCCGGATTGTCGTGTAGAACGGCCGCACGCTCTCCAGGGGTTGGATGTCGGAGTTCAGCGGGACAATGGCGATCTGGATTGGCTCGTGGAACCCGGCCTGTAGGCCAGTTGTTTCCAGGTCGATCGAGGCCAGTAGATTGCCGTTCAGGTGAACGAGCCCAGAGTAAGTCTTAACCACGGCCTTTCCTCTTTGTATGGCGGGAAGTTTTGCGTATTGGTTGATAGCAGGGCATGTCGTTGAGTTCCCCAGGCAAAACGCCACGTTCGACCATTTCTTGGTAATGAATGATGGCCATCGAATTGAACATGATCGCGGCTAGGTGGTCCTCGTCGTTGAGGCCCTGTTGAAACTTCATCACATGACGTTTCAACGAGGCTATGCAGCGGGAATAGGGCATTCCTTTTTCCCAATTGCGCTCGGCGTATTTGCGAGCGCCCATGCGCAGCCAGTGGCCGAGTCTTTCCTCAGCGAACGGTGAGATGAGATCGGGGCGAGGTTTGTCGTTCGCCGTGTCTCGCATTGCCATGTCTTTGCCGAAGGATTGACGCTTGCCGCTATCCTTCATACCGTACTTGCTCATCTGATTCTCCGAGGTCTACTTCTTGATTAGACGCCCTTCGTGAACGACAAGCGACCTGGCATTCGAGTCCGGCGTCTTGTTCTCGAAGGACAGATTGCCAATCATGCGTTTGTTGGCGTTACCGCAGCCGTAGGGAAAGCGCTGTTTGATTTCATCTAGCACGACGCCTTTTCTCCAGTTGTACCGCTGCTCCATCGGAAGCCATTCGATGAACTGCTTGTAGAACAACGCAAACTCGATTGACTCTCCTGGAACGGCATGACATTGTTCGCTGATGAAGGTCTCAAGTGGGCTCCGATTCATGTCCTCGGCTCGATCTTTATTCCTCGTTCTCAATGGAGGCAGACCCAGCCGGCTATAGGGGGACGACAACGTAAGGTCCATTACCGTTCGCATGAAGTGCGGGGCCTCTTCCTTGAGCTTCGCTTTGAGTTCATTCTTGGGAATCTCCTCGCCAGGTTCGAGATCGGGTACGAAAATCACCACGATTCGCGTATCGCCTGGTTCGAGGTAGATGTTGGTTATTTTGTTGCCGGTTTGGATGAAGTGCAGCGTGTTGCGCTGCTTGTAGGCGTCCGTGCGCATTCGGCGAATCCACAATTCGTCGTTCGTTGTCCAGTCCTTGATCCTGCTGTAAGCCTTGCTTTGATGAACGGACAGGTCGGTTTCTTCAATGTAGGCCAGTACGCAGTTTGCCAACTCCCCGTTGAAATCGTTGACGCTTAGGGCGCGGTCTGCTGACGCCACGCCTTTGGATATGAGAATGGAGATGGCTTCGTGCAGGATGGACTTGCCGCTGTTTTGGTTTCCGTAGAGAAACAGATAGGGCAAAGCCTGGAAGGGGTCTCGCAGGATGAATGCAATCCAATACAACAGGTAGTCCGAACCCCGTTTGATGTTGTTGCGTTTGCACCACTCGCTTTCTCGAACCGCTTCATCCAAGGTCTGTCCGCAGTGGTTCAGTACGCGATCCCAATGTGGATGACTGGGCACCTCGTCATAACCCAGGTCTGCGGGCGGATAGTTGTATTGGGCTGCGTCGATGTTCCACTGTCGATCGCCTGGATACTCTGCTTGAAATGGTATATTGACCAGTTTCCATGCCTTGCCGATGGTGCTTCCGAGGATGAGTTCAATCTGCGGCTTGGAATTTCCCATTGCGAGCAGCCGCAGTTTGACCTTCTCCGTTGAGAACCGTTGCCAAGTTAGATCGTCGGCGCGAAGATACCATCCCGCGTCGTCGCGCGAGGACGAGACGAGTTGTCGAATGATGTTGTCGTACTCCGCATGAGAGACCTCATCCTGCCTGTTGTCCGCAAGTACGTCGAACATCTTGACCCATTTGTCGCGCTTGCTGATCCAACCAGGGAGCGTCTCGTCTTTTTCACCGGGTTTCTTGGCGATCTGCATTACCAATCTCCCGTCCTTATGGGACTTGAGATGAGCCCGGCGTTTCAGATATTCCGTGGGAACTTCGATTGCCTTGCCCAGTGTTTCAGCGGCCTTCGCAGCCTCGGCCACCGTCTCGAAGATGAATCCGCCATGATCTGGGTCTTCTTGGGCACCCATCGCCTTGGCAGCCGTCTGCAAATTGGGTTTGCAGTTGAAGTAGCAATTGGTCCAGCCTTCCTTGTCCTGGGTCCAGGTTTCGGCTTCGCCAACGCCAGGCGAGAAGCGGTAGACTCGCCAACCGCCCTTGTCCAGAGGAAACATGAAGCAGTTGGGCGTGCCGTGGTCGCTGCCCTTGCTGTTCGTCTTGAGGATGCCTTTGGCCTTGCCCTCCGTGACCATCAATTCCAGGGCTTTGGTGTGCGTCTGAAGAAGATGATGGTCGGAGACCCAAATCGTCGTGTAGCCTGAGTGGGACAGTTCCTCGATCATTTCCTTGTGCGCGTCGTCCAGGGGAACGATTCGGCGGGCCGAGGTCAGGGCCTCGAATGGATCGAGGAACTCGTCCTTCAGTTCCGCGTGGACTCGGACCTTGGATCGGCGGCGGGTGACGACTTCGATGTGATCGCGCCAGTTGGAAGGAATCTCT